CGACGGACAACAACACAGAAGACTCCAGTGTCGAACGTACAGTCATACCCAGTCTTGAACGTACAGTTAGACCCAGTCTTGAACGTACAGTTAGACCAAGTGTCGAACGTACAGTTAGACCCAGTGTCGAACGTACAGTTAGACCAAGTCTTGAACGTACAGTTAGACCCAGTCTTGAACGTACAGTTAGACCCAGTCTTGAACGTACAGTTAGACCCAGTGTCGAATGTACAGTTAGACCCAGTCTTGAACGTACAGTAGAATTCACCACTAAAGTCTATAACAAGGCTACACTCTTTGGTAGAAAATGTCTTTGTTTTCTCGTCCCACTCAAACTTATCAAGGTCTAGTGGTTTACCTTTTTGTAATACTCGTTTTTGGATTTCTTTTTTGGTCATACTCTTTTTATGTCTTTTAAATAGTATTGGTGACGGTGTAGAGTGGTGTCTACATTCTCTAGTTCTTTAAAAGCTTCCATAGCGTTTTTTGCTCTAACAATGCCACGCCATTCATTACGCGCCACCCCTTTTTTTTACATTCCTTTCCACAAGATGAGCAAAATAATCCTTTTTCATACTCTATGTGTTAGTTAAAGTTCCTTAATCTTACGTATAATCTCCTCACGACAGGCGTTTTTACCTCATTTTTTTTCCATTAAGTTCTTTGAAATCCACATTATCGCTTCCGCTAAACCATCTTCTGATAATGCAGTGTTCACCCCCGCATCTCTTCCTGCTGGATAATCAACTTCTATATTTTGTTCTATTATCTCTACGAGAGGTTCACATTTCTTTTTAACCTCATCAAACTTTTCTTCTGCTTCTATTGCTAATAAAACTTCTTCGTAATTACCGCCCTCAATTTGGTGTCCCTCCCAATTATCTACCCCATCCATCTCCAACGCATCAAATAACCTCGCTTTTTGTTCATCTGTGTAGTTCATATCTCCTTAATCTTACGTATAATCTCTTCACGACAGGCATTGAAGCCCATTTGTGCAGACTCATGCATGATTGTATTGCGTATATTTATTTCCTCGTTATCCACTTTGTCTACGGGGTAAGGTGGTACATCTGGCACACAATCAAGACATGCCTGCTTCATCTTATCTACAGTGACACTTACGATAAATTTTATAAACTTATCATATGCATCTACTTTCATGTCGCCCATATAGTATTTTAATGCTTCTTTTTGTAGTTGTTCTTTCATATTGTTTTATTATTCTTTTAATCTCCTTATACTGCTCTCCATCTCCCCACTCTGGCTGAAACGCTCCTGCGAGTAGTTGTCGGTTCCCTGAATTGTGGTCGCCATATCGGGGGATCAAAGTACTAAGCACCATATCCCTACAGTGCAGTTAAAGCTGTTAATAAGGGTTGGAAGGACGGTTGCTGTTACTAGGATTGTCATGGTTGTTGTATGTGAACTCTTAATTACAATAAATCACCAATATACTCTGTAGCATCTCTTTTCTTGCCAACTTTTATTCTTGCCGGTTTCCTCTGTGTCCATACACACTCGACAATTCTTTCACTATCATGTAGCACAAGATTTTCTCGTTTAATCTCATGTGTATACAGGTCAACTACATTACCGTCTTTATCTAACACTGCCCAAGCGGCTTGCCCTACTTCTATTTTCTTCATACTAGTCGAGTGTTTCGTCATACCAATAGTGTTACTCCTCCATCGGCATCCTTCCGGCATCCTATCGCACCCGTATTGAACACGTCTTCCGGCTCGACTCCACACCGATATGCTAACTGGTAGTACATGGCCGACTCTACCGACTCTTCGGGCCACACTCGCTCTCGTTTCTCCTTATTCGGTGCAGGTTCATCCGGCATGTAGTATCCTTTTACGTACTTCATATGAGTATGCCGATTAACAGTCCGGCGGTAAACACTACAGCCGATGCAAACAGGAACGGTAGTATTCCCATGTCTGCGCCGATGTCACTACCCTCGTCTATGTCCATGTATTCACCAAGCTCATAAAACAGCTCGTGTGCATACGGTGAGAGGTTGGTGAGCCGATCGTTCTCCACTTCGGTTTTTAACTCACGGTACACGTCCCATGAGCGACGGTCGGTGTCTTCTTCTTCGTCCCACTCGTCGTGTGAGTCTGCGTACTCTGCGGCTATCTCTGACTGCATGTGTTCTTCGAATTGGTCCATACTAGTCTTTCTTATTAGTAAACGTGAGGTAGTTCGTTTCTTTTACCTTTGCAATACCTTTTGCCTCTTCCTTCACCTTAGCAACCTTCACACGCTCCATGAGCTTCTTAACCGCTTCACTGTACGTGTAGCTTCTACGTGTAGAGTAGGTGAACTTCCCATACTTGGTATCTTCACTGGTGATACCTCCTTTCTCCATTTCACTGATAATACTTAACTTCAACACTTCTTGTTTCGCCTTGAGCACATTGAGTTGTGCGGTGAGCTTGGCGTAGTCCCTTAGTTTGTTTGTTTCCATAATATATATGTGTGTGTGACCTATGGGGTCTATAACACGTTATTGATATACTTACACTATACACCTCACACACTCATTGACAAGGGGGTAGTCATCTACTCTGTGGATAACTCTCGCATGATACGTTGTACATACGATACAGGCATGTTTATCTCTTTCGCCACACTGTCGAACGTGCCACCCTCTGCCATCACCTCCACACAGCGCGCTTGGTCTTCCTCCTTCAACGTCTTGTTAGCTATTCGTTCCTTTACCTTCCCGCTTATCTCCCGCATCTTCTTATAATGCTCTACCCCACGCTTGGCAGTGACGGCTCCACCCTTCTTGCCATAGTGGGCAAACAGTTTATGCACTGCTTCCTTTTGCGCCTTAGTAAATACTTCTTTATCCATGGTTGTTGTTAGTTAGCCAGTAAGTGTAATCGTCTGATACTTCTTGTGCGGTGCGTACGATCATATCCCGGATGGTGTCTCGCTCGTGCTTGTTAGTGCGTCTGTGAAAGACTTCCTGCTTACCGGTAAGCGCAAGATGACGAGTACTCCCAATGCCTTTCTTTTCACTTCTCCACTCCGTTTCCAGCCACACCACCCTTGCCCACGATGAGCACTTGCCGTACTTATTCCGTATCAACAACTGGTACCATGGAAGCTGTAACAGCTTCTCGGTAGTTACTTGTGTCCATTCGTTGATACTGGTCTTAATATCCGAGAGTGCGTAAGTATCTTCTCGTATAAGGTCTATGTATCCGAGGACCGGCACATCTTCTATATGGGTATAGATACGCATCTCGTTAGTGTATAAGTCGTGCGGGTGGTCTTTCACTGCTAACTTGCCGTCCTCTATAAGTTGGTGGACTTCTTTACCGAATATTGTATACGGTGAGGTGAACCCCGGTTGCTTCTCGTAGTACCTGCGACGATACTCCGGCTTGTCTTTATTCCATAATGTACATGCAGAGTAGGACAGATACTTGGATGGGAGATTATAGTTATTCATGCTGTGTATCCTACCCTATTGACTGCGGGGCTGTCAAGGTGTACTGTGTACACAGGTCGATACACATATAAGTAATAAGTAATAATATGAGTATAGGTAATAAAGGGCAGATGAAACAATACTATCGCCCACTAGCAGAGGGAATAATAACCAAAAAGATAACAGAAGCAGAATACAATAATCGTAAAGACGACCCAACAGATAACGTACGATGTCGTACGTATACAGATAGTGAAGAAGTAGAACAAAAAGTTTATGAGGAGTTCTACTCATCAGTCACCGGGCTTATTATCGGCATTGAATTTCAGACACACGATGAGTACGGTACCAGTATACAGCTACTCCTTCGTGCCGAAGACGGGTCTGAGGGCACTCTTGCCGTGAATACATCCGGTGGGTACGGTACGTCACTTATGGAGGCACTCCCGAACGTTGACCTTGACAAGGAAGTTACCATCAACGCATGGGCGAAAGAGAAGCGGAAGGTTATGTTCATCGAACAGGACGGAGAGAATGTGGTGAGTGCGTTCCGTAAGTGGGATGACAAGAAGAAGAAATGGACTTTCTTACAGAAAGACTATCCGCAGGTGAACGAGGAAGAGAAGGAGAAATTTGGGAAGAAGTACTGGCCACGATACTTTAGTGAGTTAGAGATATACCTTACTGATTACATCGGGAAGAACGTTACACCTAAGGTAAACGTTGAAACAGTTGAGGAACCTATTACTGAGGTAACAGCTGACGATGTGGCGTTCTAGTATGGTATACTAGAACCAGCCCAGCATAGGCCTGACTTACACACCCCGTACAATGTATGGGGTGTGTTATATACCGTTCTCAATTAAGTCGTCTATTGAGCGTATAATGTAATACTCTACTCCTTCGTTCTCACACATCTTTTGAAACAATTTCTGATCTGCACTCTGACGGCCGGACTTAGCTTTTAACTCACAGAATATCGGGTCACAGTTCTTGATAACAAGTAAGTCGGCAGTACCCTTCAATGTGTATGGTGAGGTGCGGTATATCTGTAGCTTACTGTCCCAAGTGCCGGTGGTTTTGATGTTGATCCAAAATATCTTTTTAAGGTTGAGGTAATCAGTAACCGCCTTCATCACCTTCTGCTCCGGGGTTTGTTTATATCGTGTCATATTTTCATATTATACTAACGCCCGACGTTACGCTAACGCGCGCTCCTCCTTCATCTTCTTCCATGTCCAGTGTCCATGTTTACCCTCCATATAAAGTTCAAAGTCGGCGGGGGTGTATAATAACTTCTTGCAACGCTCTCCTTGCCACCTATTACGGGCACATGTCCTTTCTTCGTCTGTTATAAAAAGACAAGTGTCCCATATAGTATCGGCATACACCCGTTCCTCCTTCGTGTACTTATACTTCACGCTCACTGATGTCTTAGACAGTGTCCGTGAGGTGTCCTCGTACGTATAATACACTTCCTCCCCCTTGGTGGTCTTCTTAATAGTACGCACTCTGTGCAGTCCTTGTAGTGCTTTCAGTGCCGTGTGAGTGTCATAGTTTTTATGTAGCCGGTTCAGTAGGTATTCCATGCTCACCGGTTCATCCTGCGACTTGATATACTCGTACAGCTTACGGGTGAGTGGGGTCATGCTTCGTCAAACATCCTTAGTACTCTCTCTCGCTCTTTCAACTCATCCTTACTCATTTTGTATCCTACGTACCACTGTCCCCGTATCATAACGGTATTATTCTTCTGCTTAGTGTCAACTGATACCCACTGAATACCAACATCGAGCATATGTCTTACTTTCTCAAGTGCGATGCGTATTGCTTCGTACGAGTAGCCGTGCTTCTTGGCGAGTTCCTTGATGGCACGCTCGTGTATCCATTCAGTGGGATGGTTGACGAGGTAACGGTGGATGCGGAGTGAGAGGGGCATGTTATTGTAACGCTTTAACCGCTCTAATAAAGTTGACGTTATTCTGCTTCATGTAAAAATCTATAGAGTCACCCCAGGCGTCACACCCATAGCACTTGTATTTATTATTCTTCTTGATATGGAAAGAGGGTCTTTTCTCATCATGGAATGGACATAAGCCCATACCGTTACGAAGATTACCTTCGTATAGTTCTTTTATAGGATGCTCTTTCGCATGGAGTACCATTTGTTCATTGATTCCTGATGATGTAAATGGTTGTGTCTTGGCCTGCACATATCCGTTAATACGCTTAAGTCTACGTAGGCGATCGTTGAACCGGTATTCTATCGTGAGCTTACGTACTTTTTGTGCTATCCACGATGTACCGAGTTGTTCTTGGTCTTTGTTGGTGTCTGCTATGTCTTGTGTTAGGTTCAGTGTCATAGCGCTGATAATATCAGGGATGTTTTCGTCGAAGGCTTCTAGTGCTGTAGTTAGTCGCATGGTGTTTTGCGCTTTACCCACGGTGATACCCACCATGACGGCTTGCGTTTGATAATTCTTGTCACTGTAGATAAGTGACGAAAGTTGAACATCTTTTGAATGTCCGCCGGTATGTACTCTTGCTGTTCTGATAATGACCACATAATCTCGTTACGCTTATCTTCAAGATGTTGTGGAATATATGCGCTCTCTGCGCTTTCTGTTTTCTTCATATGTTGACAGTATACATTATCCACATTTGACATGCAACATTAATTTGCACAGGCACCTGTGTATAGTATACTTATTGTATTAGTAATATTGCACGTTATATATGTCATCAGAATCAGAAGCATTACAAGAAGTACTAGAACAAAGTGGAGTGGAATTTGATATAGGTGTAAGTGATGGCCTACAGGAGCGTGCATACTTCCACAATACCCTTACTGAATTAAATAATTGCCACGATAGTGACGAACGTAAGAAACTGCTCGCCAAGGTTAAAAACGCAAGGAATGAATATTCTCTTGTGTTCCATAAGTGGTTCGCCAAACAGTACCCACATCTGCTATACGAACGTGGAGAGGACAAGACTTTCTGGTATTATGATACTAATGAGGGTGTGTATGTAGAGATGGGTAGGTCAGAGGTGCGAGGTTTGTTGATGCATGAATTATCCAAGGAGAATATGCGGGACTTCACCAAGGAGTCTTATTGCCGGGATTGCCTGGCACGATACCGTGGGGAATATTTTGAACGGTCCAGGTCGTATGAAGATTTTGATACTGATGATACATGGTTCCATGCCAATAATGGATGGGTACACCTAGAGGATTTGACATTTGAACCACATACCCCGAAACGGAATAGCAGACGTAAGAGTGCAGTTGATTATAATAAGGATGCAATGTGTCCTCGGTATGACAAGTTTATTGGTGAGGATTGCTTACTCAAGAAAGATGCAGTGCGAGTGATAGATCAGTTCTCAGGGTTATTACTCACCCATGATGTGAAGTATCAGAAGATGCTTACTCTCATTGGTAAGGCAGGAAGTGGTAAGAGTACGTTATTGGAATTATGGAGTCATGTGTTTGGTGACATGGTATCACAGAACAGCCTCACCGACTTCTCCGGTGATAAGCATAGGTTTATAGGTAGCTCCCTTGTTGGCAGAACTCTGTGTTGGTGTGATGAGGTTGAGGTGAAGCGACCGGAATTAAGCAGTGCACTGGAGAAGAAGATAACCGGAACACAAATAGAGATAGAGAGGAAAGGTATTGATGGTACACGGTATGCTCCTAATTACCTAAAGTTTGTACTTACCGCTAACGCATTACCAGCATCATCAGAAGTTGGGATGTATCGTAGACTCATTGTAATACCTTTTATACGGTCTTTTACCACGGAGGGGTGTGCTGAGTTGGATATACTTACTACGTTACGTGGTGAGGCCTCTGGTGTGCTGAATAGGATGTTAAAGGGGTTACGTGACATACGAAAGATGAAAGGCTTTACTATGATAGAGGGCCATGATGAACACATTGAGGAATACAAGACTATTAGTAATACGGTATCAGGGTTCTTAGATGAGTATTTTGTACCAGTATTTACCTGGAATGATGGTCATTACAAGATACCTACAAAAGACTTGTTTGATGCGTACTGCCAATATGGTACAGGAGTGAAGTATACACTAACACCTCAAAGGTTTGGTCAGATGATGAAGGAACAACCGCTGGAGAGGTTCCAACATATTGAACCAAGTAGAGGGACAAAAGGTGTACGTACTTGGAAAGGTATGGAACTTCGTAATGGGTATGAGTGGTCTGATGGATGTATTGTAAGTGTGAATACTGATAATGATAAGACGATTAAACCTGATGATATTCCATTTTAACAATGGGTGACATAGGTGACATACTAGGTGACATACTTGAAAGTAGTATGTCACCTATTTTTATGGCTTAACTGTGCGGTGTTTTCACTATTGGGTGACATAGTGACATACTTTTTTAAATTACTACTAATACAAATATATATATTGTTTTTATATATACGGGGGAGGAATCGGAAAAGTATGTCACCCACTCTTTTTGTGGTAAAACACATATAAAACAAGCCTTTTTCTGGGTGACATACTTGGTGACATAGTATGTCACCCACCCTTTTTAGTGGTATTATGCCACGTGAGATTTCTTGTCAAGTGGGGGACTCTCACCCATTGACACCTCCCCCCAGCGTATGCCACAATATAGAGGGTGAAGACACAACAGCTCCTTGCACAGGAACACCTTGCTCTATTCAAGAAGCAACGATCAGCTATCGGTCGTGAGCGTGTCTGTGCCGATTGGTTGAAGAAACGCCTCCGACTCCTTTACAAGCAACGGAGTGACATACAAGAAGATGTCACCTGGTATCACGTAACGGTGTAGTATGGCGTGGCGTGTGTATCAGCGAAAGAGCAAGATACACACGTGCCCCTGTGGTGTGAAGTTTATACGGATCAAGCAGGAGGAGAGGTTGGGCTATACACGCACACAATGCCCGATGTGCGTACCTTATCGTCATTCAGGTGCTAGGTTATGTATTACACATGAAGGGTGCGAGGGGAGCCACACAGTTGATGTGAGGGCGTTATTGGTGGTATGATGTAAGTATATGAGTCAAGGAGAAGGAGGAGGTAGACCAACTAAATATTCACAGCAGATGGTTGTGAAAGCGCATAAGTATTTAAAGGGTTGTGTTGAGGAGATAGAGGAGTTTCACAAGACGAGAGGAGAGAAGTCAGATACATACGAGCGCATTGTTCATCCCAATATTCCGACTATGGCGGGGCTTGCTGTGTATTTGAAGGTTAATCAAGATACATTGAAAGAATGGAGGAAAAAATATGAAAAGTTTTCCACTGTGTTAGATGATATTCTTGAAGAGCAGGAACGTAGATTGCTAGAAGGTGGCTTATCTGGTGACTATAACGGGAACCTTGCTAAGTTCATACTTTCTGCACGACATAACTATAGAGAAAAGTCAGACGTTACTACCGACGGTGAAAAGTTACCTCAACCACTTTTATATGCAGTTCAAAATAACGACGGCGACACAGAAGATATTGAAGCTTAATAAGCGCATACGTGCTATACAGGGCGGAACGAGTGCTGGTAAGACTATTGGCATCATGCAGGTGCTTATTGATGCGTGTCAACGTGATAGTAATGGCAACGTGACCAGTGTAGTGTCTGAGTCACTGCCGCACCTAAAGATAGGTACTATGCGTGACTTTCTCAACATCATGAAGTCACATAACTATTACAATGACTCTCTGTGGAATAGAAGTGACTTTACTTATACATTCGAAACAGGAGCGATACTGGAGTTTTTTAGCGCAGACCAACCAATTAAAGTGAGGGGACCGCGACGTAAACGGTTGTTTATGAATGAGGCGAATAGGCTTCCACTTGAAACATTTGAGCAGTTAGAGGTACGTACACAGGATACTGTGTTTCTCGACTGGAATCCCACTAACGCTTTTTGGGTATACGATGATGTGATAGAAGCTCGTAATGATGTAGACCATCTCATCCTCACTTACAAGGATAACGAAGCACTTGACCAGCAGATAGTTGACTCTATCGAGCAACGTAAGAACCGCCCCGGCTGGTGGAAGGTGTATGGTCTTGGGCAACTTGGAGAGGTTGAAGGAAAGATATATAAAGACTGGGCTATTGTAGACGAGATACCGCACGAGGCACGACTGGAGCGGTACGGGCTTGACTTCGGATACACCAACGATCCAAGCACCCTCATAGCTATCTACAAGTACAATGGTGGGTATATTTTTGATGAAGTGATGTATGGCAAAGGGATGACCAACAAACAGATAGCGGATGTCATACTTGCACAAGAAAACCAAGTGCTTGTGGTAGCGGATAGTGCAGAGCCAAAGTCAATAGATGAGATAAGTGGATATGGGGTGAATATTGTCGGGGCAGATAAAGGGCGCGATTCAGTTGCTCATGGTATTCA